CGTGCTGCCAGGAAGCGGGTCCACGCCCGGCCACCCGCTAACAGCAACAACGCCCAGCGCCTCACCAATGCGCCAGTTCGGATTCACCAATGTCTCAACGTGCTTCCGGTGGGAACCGCAATGTGGCCGTGTCGCGCACCCGTAGGTCTCGGCTTACCACAAATACCCCATCACCAGCGCAAGCGCCGGCGTGGCTGCCAGCAAGCACGTAGGGCCCTTTCTGAGTGGTTTCATGCTGACCAGGCACTCATCAGCATTTGTTCGTCTCACCACACTCACTCAAGCAGGGACAACAGAGCCGCTTTTCCTCCAGCGATCGCGGCAGGACGTAGCACCGGCCAGGCCGTTGACCAAGCGCGCTTCACGCGCTGCACGACATCCCTCCAATGGAGTGGATTCTCAAAGAAAGGTTTGGTCTTAGCGAGTGCAAATTGTGCTGCCCGATACTCATCTGTTGGGATCATCCCGATCCCCGAGCGGAAGAGCTGGGAGGTTGCGAGGAACTCGTAATGTGCGTCGACTGTGATTGCCCAACTGGCGGGCATAGACACGGACTCGCTACTCAGTGGGTACGTGAGAATCATCGCATTCACGAACCCAAGATCGTCGATGTGGACCACGGGAGTCGGCACGGCACGTGCTGCCGAGCCGTCCCCTGCCGTGGAGAACGTAACTGCTCCGTCCCCACGGTAAGCGATGTGATCCTTGAACTCCATTGACGTCTGTGCGTTCAGGAACGAGTAGAGGCCGTTGTGCAACCCAAACTGCACCTTGTCACGCGGCGGAAGTCCCTTAAATGTCTCGTTACTGATTGAGAACGGCGGCTTCTGCTTTGATGAAAAGCGGGCGGCATTGATGGTGCCGCCCTTGTACAGTTCCGGAGTGGTGTTGGTCACCAACACGGCAGTAGCCGTAAGGCGGCTCGCGTTGTACATGACATTCGTCGTCGTGACCTCCATGAGCGTGGACTCTGGTGCTGGAGCCAGCACTCGGATGTCAACTCCGCCCCCGGACTGGGACGGGTTGACGTCGCAGGTGGACAAGATGCCAACCTGCAATTGAGCCAACCCGCCCCCGGCCACTCCGTGCACCTCCGCGGCAGAGCAGCAGAAGTACCCGATCATGTTTGTAGGCGATTGTGCCGCCTCAGAGAAATCATCGGTGGCATAGCAATATGCATCCACACGGACCCACTCGTAGCGGAATCCGCGGTCATCCACCGGAACGATCGTGTCGTCAAGGTCCAGGGTGTAAGCATAGAAGGGCGCGTCATTGTAACCGCCCCAGCGCTGCAGGAAGATAGGATGCGTGCAGTGAGTGCTGTGGAGCATCACCTGCTTCGTCGTAGTCCCGGAAGCGCTAGCAAACACAAGCCTGGCCAAGAAGACTGGCTCGTAGGTGGCAGAGGGTGGGTTTGGATTGATGTCGGCTGCATGCCATTTGTTGAGAACGCTCTTATCAGCGAACCCAGCTGCGGCAATCAATCGGTGGGTGATATAATCCGAAATCACCTCCCCCTGCGCTACCTCTGGTCGTCCAATGTACATGTACTGATCGTTCTGATACTCTCCGATGAAACCAACTCTCCCAAAGGTCCCGGCGACGTTTGGCGACAAGAACGATGCCGCCACCTCCCGGGTCCCCGAACCATTGATTTGGGAAGCAACGGTCGTGTAGGGAGCACTCGTTGCAGCGTCACTCTTTGTGTGAATTGTCTGCGAAACCTGCATCTGCCACATGTACGCGAAGTTTTGATCGCGCCAGTATGGGGCGGAGGCAGAGTTGATCAGCATCATTCGCACTGAGGTATAGCCGTCCGATGGGTTCATGTCCAGCGTGGTTGTTGCACTCAGCGCCACCACGCTCGTCTCAGCCATCGTGTTGTCTGGCGAGATGAGTCGAATTGGGGCGTGTTCGTGCGGCATTGACAAGGCAGCTGCAATGGCAGAGCCGGCAGTGCCTGTTGCACGCTTGACGTTCTTATAAGCATTGACGCGCCCGCGATTAACCACCTTTTGAATGCGCCTGGAGGGGCGCGACTTCTTTGGCGGTCTGGGCTTTTGAGCTCCGCGCGGCTTCTTGGCTGACTTTGCTGGCATTGCTTGGCGTTGTGAATCTCAGACTGGTTCCAAAATGTGCCACTCGGGCCTACAAGTCATCACAATGTATCATGTGCGTCCACAGCCAATGATCCAACACACATGGTAACGCCTGGACGTCCGCGATGAGCGCCAGCAACTCCTTGACGTGTGCGACGGTAACCCGTCGGTACGGGCGGTCATATACGGCGGCCACCCACTCGAGCGTGAGCTCAGAGTAACCGCCTGCACTGACAGTCCACTCCCACGGTCGGTTGGGGTCGTACTCCTTTGGGGTCCTTTTCATCCCCCGTCGAAGCTCGACAATCTTTCTCGCAAGATCACCCAACACTGGAACGTGGGCGGAACAAAGGCAATGCATGTCCGCTATCCCGGTGATTTGTGCCATCACGTCTTTCGGCTTGTCCAATAGCACCCACCCCATCTTATAGGTAGCACGGCCGATCGTGCGTCCCCAGTACCACTCAACGTGGCCGTCTGCGTGTTTCACGGGGTAGGGTCGGGACCCGAGATAAACAACATCCTTGAGGTCGCGGGACATGCAGAACTTGGCCTCAAAGCCAAACATAGCTATGTTTCGTCCTACTTGTTCGCGGAACTTTTCCGCAACCTCGTCCGTCATCTCAGGAACACAGCCCAATGAATCGTCCCCAGTCACGGACAACCGAATCATGCCCATGCCACGGCAAACATCGGAGTCGGTGAGGGTCATCAAGGGCTTGTCCAGCCAGGCCGCGAGAAGAGACAAATAGGTCGCGAAACCATTCAACACGCCGTTGGCAAGGGCGGTGTCGTCTCTACCACTCGCGTTCATGATCCTGGCTATGTACATCAAGGGTCCAATGCGACCGCGTGGCGTCTCCCACGCCTTCATCACCCTCCGGAACTCTGGGTCGCGCATCGCGTTCCGGTAGAGTTTCTTCATGAAGCGCCAGCTGTCTTTGCTGTGGGTGTTGTCGAACATCGAGAAGTCACACCAGAAGTACCAACCTCTGGCTGGAACAATGACCTCGTTCAACCACCGATGGAGTGCTTCTGGGCCGGCAGACCCATAGAAGATTGGATCCTCGCACGTCCATATTTTCTTCAACAGATGCACCTTTGGCTTTAGGTAGGGCCCAGCAATCAAGTGCGTCACATCATGCGGCCCCTGGATAATCCGATCCAGCATCTCTCGAAGCGGTACAATATCCCACGCATCTTTGTCAAAGCCTGGCAAGAACTCACTCTTGACGAAGGCTGTGAACTTGGCGAAACTGGGCTTCCACCCACGGCGCTTGTAGTCCTCCCACGCCTGGGTGAGTGCGCGGCGACGCTTGGCTGGCATGGACTCGATCCACGCTTCGATTGCCATCACTTCATTGTCGTCGCGGAACCCCGGCAAGAGCCGATCAACATGGCCCTCAGCCCAGACCCAGACCCCCGGCATCGGTCCTCGGCCCCAGTCATTGGCGGCTGGGAGGCGGAAGACTCGCCCGAACAGCGCTTTGCCCATGTTGTACGGCGACACTCGCGATACCATGGGTCGGGCGCCGGCGCATCCAATACCACCGAGGGCTGCACGGAACTTCCGCTCGGTGGGTGGGCGCTTAAGCTTGTGAAGCTCATCGGGCCGGAGGGGTTCGGGTCTCCGGGGTTTGCACCGTTCCTGCTTGGCATCATTCACATTGCTCCAGGAAACGGTGACCTGGCCCCCTTCCATGCTAACACCCGCCCACTTCTTCGCATTAGGTGGGTGCTCTTCTCCCTCAATCAGCACAATGCCAGGGTAGCATGAGCATGTGTGCATGCCTCGCTGGATTTCTGACCCCGCCCAGGTCACATATCCAACTTGGGACAGCCGGCTCTGGCACGTGTTGCAGGTGCGGTGGACCCAACGGTGCGGACCATTGGGTGGATCATCACCACAACAAACACATGCCTTCGCCCGGCGCCTCTAGGCTGGGAGGTCATACGGCTCGCGCTCCGGCATGAGCTCGGCGAGCCGCGCATCGTCCTCGTGGACGGCGAGAAAGGTGATCCATGGCTCCTTGAAGCCCTGCGTCACCTTGGAGAAAGCCTCGTTCCGGCAATCACGCAGCACCCCTTGCAGGTGGCGTTTGGCGTGGGGGAGCAGCATGGAATACTGCGCCCGCACCTGAGCCTCCACCGTGGGGTACTGGTCTGCCCCGGACCAGCGCATGGTCGGGGTGCGGAATGTTGCCTCCCGGATTGTTTCCCAACCGAAGGGGTTGACTCGCCGAAGCTTGCCCCACAGAGTGGACAGCTCTCGAACCGGCTTGTAGATGTAGTACACATCAGTGCCGAGTTTCAGTCGACGATCCAGCTCCAGCCGCCAAACTGAGTGCTCGGTGACCAACGTCTGCAGCTCACACACATTGTAGCAGCCGTTGAAGAGCATTCGGCGGTCCATGCAGCTGATGGCATCCCCGCGGTGGTAGAACCGGAAGCTGGAGTGCATGTCCAGCCCGAGCACGATCTCAGGCCGCAGCTCCACCAACATTCCAGGTCCCCATCCGAGACCGGTCCATCGTGGCCGGAACTTTCCGGCAGGGAGCGTGAGCGCTCGCTGCAACCCTGGCACCCGTGGCGTGGGATCGGACAAACACGACATGGCCCAGTACGGAGTGGGGCAGCGGCCGATCACCTTGATGCTGTGCATCGGCGAACGGTCAGATTTGACCCCCTCAGGTACGTACCAAGTCGGCGTCCACAGATCGGACGACCGCCAGAATGGGGGAGGCTCATGGCCATACCCCGCAACCATAGCTCTCTCCATCGTCCGATCGACCACCTTCGTCCACGTGCGGAACCAGTAGTCCAGCATCACCTGCCATTCCTCTTGTCCATCTGCCTCGATCGAATGCCGCTCGTCCGTTTCATACACACAGTACTTACGGATAGCGGCCGCTATCAAGTCAAGGTTCTCCTGGAGGAGCCACTGATCATAGAGCGTCAGCTCCGCGGGCGGTTCGAGCAGCTCAACGGGGCCAAGGCCGATCCTCTCAACGAGGTCTTCCGGCGCTTGCCGCGCATCTCGCTCCGCTCGAGCGACCCTCCGGGCGCGCTCACGAACCAACTCAACTCGAGCATTGGTTAGCCACTCTGGCTCTCCGTCTTGCTCTGGGTTGTTCGCGATCAGGGCATCAATCTCCAGGTCGGTATGGACCTGCTTCCTCCTCTCGTATCCGCGGACGGGTAGTGGGGGCCGCCATGAGGCATCCATGCGCCGTTGCAAGCAGCGCACAGGGAGCCAGTGAGGCATCAAACGCCCCTGCCCGTCCGTGTAGACGAACAATAGCCCGGGCAACTGGGCTTTGTCGTCCGTTCCGTGGAGGTCCAACTGCTCTCCCAACAGCCGGTACCTGCCTACGGCGACAGCGGTCGACCCTCCTGCCTCCGTGAGGTAGAACAGCGCCTGCTCCACCGTCACAGGGGCGGCCAGATCACCCGCCCTGCCCACCGCAGTTTGGAATGCCTGCGGGGACAACACGTGGGCACATGCCCACCAAAAGCACGTCGCCCTGGCCCGACGTAGCCACGTGAGAAAGGCGCCACGGCGCCCATACGCAGCTGACCACGTCGTTGGCTGCTTCTGGTGGAGCGTGCGGTACTTGGAGTAGCTCTTGCCCCAGAGCGTGTCCGTTGTGCCATCAACCTCGCGGTTCGGCCACTCGACGCACCAGCCCGGGACTGCCAATCCCAGGTTGACGCGTGTGTAGTCGTTCCCCGAGGCGTTCAAATTGATGTACCGCCGCGGCGTCGGATTCCACCGACTCGGAGCGCCACGAGGCTGCGCTTCCCTGTCAAACCCCAGGGGGGGACGCAGCATAGGCGCGGGGAAACGGGGCGATGTGGGCCGCGGGTTCTCAACCAGCACTGGTACGGCCTCACTCGGGACTCCCCGGGTTTGGGGCGCAGGACTTTGGGTGCCTGCTGGACCTCTTCGAGCGTCAATATGAGCAGTCATGTTGTTGCTTGAGTAGGTCGGGGGCGGGGTGGTCAACCCCATACGCTTGAAAACGTGGAGTGGCGACTCTCATGCGCCTAAACCCCGGATTCGGCATTTGACCTTACCGGCTTTGCTTCCGCTGCGGGAGACCAACCCCGCAGACTCGTGCCCCTGCACCAATCAACACGGTGCTAACAACCAGCTCCCAGGGGTGGGGCTGCGTCGGGGCTACCCAGCTACACAGGAGGGGAAAGAGGTGAGTCCCCATCAAGTCGGATGTCCAGATCCCTGTGCTTGCCCCGATTCCACGGGGCCACACTGGCTTTGCC